GATTATTGCTATCGCTTAGAGAATGATTGCTTTAAAAGTATATAAGACTGTTTATGAAAGAGAAGAAATACTTGATTTGCCCGAAGAACCTGATTCAAAACAACAAATAGTAGATTTAATGAGTTATCTATTTGAAAATAGTAGTGGTATGAAAGAAAACATTTACATAGAACTTTCAAACCGAATAAAAAAATTGAATGAAGCTTTGTAGAATTATGAATAGAATTAGAATTATGAATACATTAGAAGTACAGAGTTAAAATTTTTTATTTAAGAACTATAATATTCCCTAACCTTCTGCTTAAAATTTTCGTTATTCTTGTCTCTGTATGTAAGATTATCTGTGCTATTGATACACTCAATTATAGTATCATCATAGTAATCTGTATCTTTGAGGTTGACGCCTAAACTAACTATCTTATTGAGGATAGCGATACCCAAATCTTCGTAAATACCATCAGGTATCCCTGCACCAAGGAATGAATCTGGACTACAAATTTCGGATCTGGAATCGTCATTCAATGAACCAACTAACTTTGTCAAAGCGAATAGATGATTTCCGTACCATGAATGATGAGGCTTCTCATTCAACTTCACCTTTATCTCATCTGTAGAGACATTTTTCTCTAGATAGACGAGAACCTCAAGATACCTTTCAGCATCTTTCTCCAAAAGGTCAACAGACAAATCATCAATAGTGTATTCCATAGCTAATTATAGTCAAGTGTTCTTTTTTATTTCATTAACATAAAAAATTATTACAAATATCAAATTTAACTAAAAGAGTATATTTACAAACGATGACCTTTCCTCTGCCAAGAGTCCATGTTGTTGTTGATGTATTCTTTGATGTTCTCCAGATTATCTTCTTTCCCCGTGTTCACCAAGTATTTTGTTAGGTATACCCTAAGGTAACCCAGTCCATAAAGAATATCTTTGTGTCTGTTTAGTTCTGTGTAAGTCATATCTTTATTCTTATTATAGTTTTAGTTCTGTTAAAATATAACTTTGTTTAAAATCAAATTTTAATTTTATGAGAAAATTTTTTAGTCTCAACATAACAGATACTACTCACAAAAACAAAATTGAGAGTTGAATATTTTATCATTTTTTCTATTATAAATTTCATATATTCTTGATAATATTTTATTTTTGAAAACTAACTATGACAAGATCCCTTAGACCTGTGCCATAGGGATCTTGAGGTTTATGTGGAACGTTACCATCCATAATGACAGTTGTCCCACTACTAACTTGTAGAACCTGTTTCTGATTATCTTTGTCTTTATAGCGAATATTTCCATCAATAATTCCTTCATCAATCCTCAGATACAAGAGAACCGTAATAACATTGGGATAGTTATCATTCTCACAGTGCCATGCTAAACCACTTTTGACCCGTTTCGTTTCATTGTCAAGCTTGTAACGAATAATATCCATAAACCATTTATCTTTGTTATGTGAGAATCCGTTTAGCTCCAAGAAGTCTGAACATACATCTTTGATGAAACAATGATTTCTATCAAATTCAGTGTAATCTTTGAATATGACGCTTCTTTTTTCATCTGAATCCTCAACAATCTTATTCATGATAGATGGATCAACTATGTAATCTCTGTAAACTTTGGTTGGATGGAGAGTATTCACAGACTCCATAGTAAGTCGTAATTTTGTTTTACTGTAATCTTTAATATAATAATCAAATTTAATATATAATGAATATTATATGAAGTTTATTTCATTTGGATGTTGGAATAAAGGGGATCCTAAAAAATCAGAATATCCGATTAAGCATTTATTAGATGAATTAAATAAATTTATATCTAACAGGTTGGTGAAGAGTCAGAGGGTCGTAAGGTCAAGTATTTGGGATGGTGCTATAGATTTTATAGTTATAACGGGTGATAATTATTACCCCAATATTAAAAAGATATATTCTGAAGAAGACACCCTCACAGATATAATAAATAAACCGGAAGAAGATTATCAATGGCAACCATTTAAAGAAGTTATTAATTACAGCATAAGCAGTGGGGGTGGTAAAGTAGCATATTGTAACTTAAATCACTTAGATCATGTATTTAGTAAATTAAAAAATATAAGTGATACCTATGATATTCCTATATATATGTGTTCGGGTAACCATGAATATAAAGAACATACTATTTTTATACCAGAAATAGTATCACCACCTATAGAAAGACCTAAAAATCCACTTGAATATGAACTACCACATAAATCAAACTTATTAGATATACAAAAAGGACTATTTAATTGTAATAGATGTACATTTATAGAAAGTGGACGTTTAATAGAAGGATTACCCTTTTTTGTAATAAATACGGAAGAAGAACATATAGATTCTAATGAACATATAATTGAATTAATAAACAAAGAAACAGGTGAAATATATATTTTTGGTCATATACCAATATTATCATTAAAAGTAAAAAAAGAAAAACATATGGTTGTAAATAAATATTTAGTAGATTTATTTTGTAAACTAAAAGAAGGTATCACTGTAACCTATATTTGTGCTGATACACATAATTATCAAGATATAACTATAACATTTGAAAATGGAACATTAGTAAATCAAGTTATATTAGGAACTGGTGGAACGTTTCCATTGGATGATATAGTAGATGATAGGGATAAATTAAATTCTTTATCTTTACCCGATAAAATTAATCATATACATATTAAAAAAGCTATAACTGGTAATCATGGTTTTGGTTTATTTGATACAGATATTAGGGACCATAAATTTATAGAGTTTTTTGATACTGCGTTAGGTGGCTATAAACTAAAAAAATCTAAAAATAAAAAATATAAAAAAATAATAACTAAAAGAAGATATAATAAAAGAAAAACTAAAAGAAGAACTAATAAAAGGAAAACTAAAAAGAGAAAAAATAATAAATAAATATATATACTCTTATAAATGAGATACATTAATAAAGAAGAATATGAAAATTGGGAGAAAATTATAGTAGATGATTTATATGATAAAAAACATAAAAAGACTGACTTATTTCCTTCAAATAATGAAGTAAGTTATGTCAAACAATTCAAATATATAGTATTCATAGATTTTAATAATATGAAAAAAGTAGTCGAGAATAATCCAGATTTAAATGAATTACCAGAAAAACGCAAAATAAAATTATATCATATTGGTAACGATAAATTAGATTACGTTAAACATGGATACTACACAGATGATAAAGTATTCAAACATGCCGGATTTGATTTCGGTGGTCTAACTAATTTTTGGCAGATACCTAATAAAAAATATAGAACATATGGTAACTATAAAATGGATTCTAATACACCTTTATCATCATTAACTAATGAATTATATAATCAATGGAAACAACTAATGAAAAAAGACAGATTTGTAGGAAATATCAAAGTTGGTCTAAATAAATGGTTAAAAAGTGTTCAGAAAATAATGGCAGATGAAAATATTGAAGGAACAATTAGATTGATTAAATTGGAACCAAAACATAGAATTTTAGCAACACAAAAATACATAACAAACAGATATGGATATTACTATATAAAAACATATGATAAAGATTCAACTAAATTTGCTAAAAAAGTAAAATCCGGATCACTATATGCTGTAATTGATACACATTTTATGAATACAAATATTAATAGAAATAATATTTTAAATGAATATAGTGTTTATTAATCTAATGACCGTTAGTAGGTTCCATGGATAATGGTGTTATAACCATATCACCGCAATGGGTAGATGCCCTAGGATCCCTTAAACAATCATTATCGTAACAATCAGCCAAACCATCACCATCATTATCAATACCATCAAAACACTCTCTACCTTCTTCAGAATCAGAAATCCTTCTACAGCGCCCATAAATACTACAATCAGGGTCATCGCAATCACTCAAACCATCACCATCATTATCTATACCGTCAAAACAAGTAGAACCAGATTCTCTATTATCAGTAGAATCACGATGTTCTCTACAACTTTGTTCACCCATAGTTAAACACATCCTTCTGGAACAAAAGTTAATATCACCATTACTTACCGAACACGTATTACAACCATCATACCATAGAGCACAGTTAACAGGGATATCTTTAGAACCACCAGAGTTACTGGTGTCTAAGCATTTTTGATGAAATTCTCTAAATCCACTTTTATCTGTAATATCATCGATGTTTAATACAGGGGCACAATTAGTGAAAATTAAATTAACTAATGAAGCACATTCAGGAGAACATCTATCTGGAAAACCCGTCAAACACAAATCACCACTAGTACAACATACACTGTTTAATTGAGATATAACATCTACCGATTGAGAACAATGGAAAAATGAATTTTCATTAGTAGAATATCTATCACAATTAGCTTCATGTGTAGATGTGTAGCATACTTCTTCAGTACAACTTACTAATGAATTTATACTTTTATCATAAGAACATATATTGCATCCATCATTCCAGACTTCACAATTATCGGGAACACAATTACCCCATTGATCTCTAACAGTTGGACATGTAGGGCGACAAAATCCGGGTGCATCAGCTATCATTGGACCCAAGGTATAAACACACTCTAAATTAACATCACACACAGATGGTGTTCCAACGACCATACCACCACAGATACTACCTTCAGATACAATTTTGGTATTAACTTGTGAATTAACTAATTTAATTAATCCAAATAAACTAATTAACTTCATTATTATAGTATACAATTTAATTTTAAATTTTATTTAAATATTATACAATTTAATTTTATATTTTATTTAAATATTATACCCTAAATGAATATAATATGAACACTTGTCCAATTTGTTTACAAAAAATTAAATTAAAAAAAACTCTACCATGTTCTCATAAATATTGTAATAAATGTATAAAAGAGTGGTTAAGAAATAATGATAGTTGCCCAGTATGTAGGTGTAAACCTAATCATCGTTACAACACACGATTAAATAATTTTAATAAAAATGAAAAAAAGATACTAAATAATATAAAAAGTTTAATAAATTTATATGAATGGACATTCCTAACTAATACAGAAAAAGTAAATGTTTTTAATAATCTAATCAAAAGTATTTATGAAAATAAAATACTATTAAAAAACAAAAAACTTAAAAAAGTTACAATGGATAAGATACAACATCTAAAAGATAATAATGAATTTATTGGATTTTATTGGTCACAATTAATCTACTAATTGAATTATATAAAATATTTTATCATTATTAGTAAATTTAACAACATAGTAATTATCGCCTTCAGTATGTGTCATATATGTTTTATATCCTTTATAACTATTAAATATATGGTTTAAAGATTCATCCATAGAATCATAAAATTTACTCGATAGTGTATATAAAATATTATCAAAATAATATTCTGTTAATAAATTTGGTTTAAGATCCATATTATTAAATTTGATTTAAAATTTAAATAATAATTAATGAATAAAATATGACAACATTAGAAGAAGTAACAGCTAAGTTAGAATCAGTTGAAAATGAATTAGCTACAGTCAAAGGGGATTTGGAATTTTACAAATCTATATTCAAGACACACCGTAATAGTGCCATATTCAATCTAAGAATAAAAAGTATCAACGGTAAACAGTTATGGGTAGACAAAGTTCATGCTGATTACAGTTTAAAAAAACAATTAGATACAGATGAAGAAACAATAGAATGGTTACAACCTGTTAGATGTGAAAGATAAAAGAATATACTTAAAACATGTAAATTTGATAATTTTTTATTATTAATATTATTAATTTAAATGAATAAATCAAAAAGTGTTCCCACTAAATTAGTAGATCAAGGTGTAACACCTATCAAAAAATCATGTAGTTTATCTGATCTAAGTGAAAAAGATTATTATTTTGAAGAATTCTTTGAAGGTGATGGTGATTTAGGGATAGAGTTTAGGGAAAGTTGTGGATTACCTGTGATTAAAAATATAGTGAAAGGAACAGTAGCAGCTGAAACGTATGGCCTATATCCGGGGTTAACATTAGTGAATATCAATAACAGAGATATAGTAGGCTATGCTTATGAAAAAGTTCTAAAAAAAGTAAATAAACTATGGTTAAATAACAACTATATTTATCTTAAATTTAAGAAACCTATTTACACAAAATTATTAAAAATACTGAATCAACATGATTTACTAATGTACTATGATCATTTTGTAGAGTTAGGTGCCAAAGATATAGATGATTTTGAATACATAGAATTAGGAGACCTCCATAAAATGAATATGGGTGAAGATGATATTAAAAAGGTTTCAAAAATAAGTTATAATATGAACACTTGAAATAATAAATAAATTATGTTCTTATAGATAATTTACTATCTGAATCAATTACAGGTATCACAACATGTTTATATCCACTGTTATTCTGCCTATTATTTTTATCTATATCCTCAGGTAGATTATCAGGGTTCTTAGACGCGAATACCAAATAACATGTATAAGGATATCTATGGGGTCTATCCACAGGGCGATATTGGTTTTCACCATTGGGGCGTAAATATGATACTATAATACCAGGTAATTCAGTATCAGGTAATTCAGTATCAGGTGGTTGTAGTAATGAAGATTTTACATTAATTTTTTGATTTATTTTAAAGTAGTGTGGCTTGCCGGTAGAAGCACTTCCCCCATATATTAATATATTATTATATTTACTTCTACGCTTAGATAATCTACTTCTACGTTTATTCCTACGCTTAGATACTCTACTTTTACGTTTATTCATACGCTTAGACAAATTACTTCTACGCTTAGATAATCTACTTCTACGCTTAGACAAATTACTTCTACCCATATATAAATATATATATATAAAAAATTACATATATGAATATAATATGTTAATTACACTAAGCACAAATAAAAGAATAATTTTTTTATTATCACAATTAATCAATGAACCTGCTATATGTGATAAAATAGTTGAAATAAAAGATGAAGAAGAAAAGAAAGATGCTCTAAAATATCATTATGAAAGGTGGGAAAATATAGCTGGTTCCCATTATATTTTACACGATACACACGCGGGTAAGTTTTCAATAATACACAACGAAACCAATTACATTGTTAAAAAAGATCATAAACCAATATTCTATAATATAACTGGGATATCCTATCAAGTTGTAGAACTAATACATGAATTAATTAGGATATTTGATAAAGAATGGTTAAACTATGATGATATGCTTTATTCGAAGTTAGCTGATCTAATAATGGATGAATATAAAAAATAATTTATTTAATATTCTAACAAATTTTATTACTAAATTTATATAAATTATTTCTTGAATGAAATGTATCTAACCTGATACATTTCTCTGTTAGGAGGTGTATCGTCATTTTCATAGACAGGCAAGATAAGATACCTACTTCCTTTATCTGTAGATGAGATACACGTTGCTGGTGCTATCCTATTAGCTTTCTCAATAGTTAGGACATCTTCATAACTAAGATCTTGAACAGTTTTACCAGCCTTTAGAAGCTTCGATGTCACCATATATCCTCTGGTAGCCTCTGAAGAATGAATAACAGAATTTTTGCTTTCCTTTGGTTTAGTTTTCATTTTTTGTCTCCAAATGGTTAGCAAGAACTTGTGAGCTTTCGCATAACTATTGAATAGTTCAGGGTGAACAATGTATTCAAAATCTTCACCGACTGTCTTGAATTCATTCTTAGTAATGATTGTAGATTTACCTTCTTCGGCTCTCTTAAAAGCTAGTTCAGCTAGTCCACGTGATTTCTTCTCCCATTCTTTGGCTACTTTGTCAAACTGTTCTGTGGTGAAAACTTTAAAGGGTTTGTAAGATGAGAACCCCTTAATATTTCCCTTCAACCTACCCGAGTTCTGTGATGCTTCTTGTTGATTGTGACAGAGAGACAATATACCACAATCAAACATAAAATCTTCTGAAACGATACTGATTCCTCGTCCAATACAAATATTCCCTGTAATTGCTACAGGATAATTCTCAAGATGATGTTGTTTGTAAATTTTCTTTAGTAGGGTATTGAGTTCTTCATCTTTGTTGTAAATGTAAAATGTCTTGTTAGGCAAGTATAATTGTATCCCTTCACCATTCACAATGATTGTAGCTATACCTCGTTCAATACAGATATCTTTTACAGCCTTATGACTCTTTTTAGTGTGACCTGCTGGGATAAACCATTTGCTACCAGGCAAAATCAACTCTTTAGCACACTCATCCAAGACATGTCTTACGAATTCATTTCCAGCTACGTGATCAACGAGCGTGATTTCATTGTCATTCCACCCATGGTAATTTGGTGTAGTGGTATTCTCGATAGGGAATACATTCATCTGTTTGTAAACATCAAATAGTTTTTTTGGCGTAGCAGTGATACAATACACATTAACATTCTCATATTCATCTACAAGTGGCTTGAAGGTAGAATCTATTGGCTTGATGAATTTATCTCCTTCATCTAACCAGATTTTGAACATAAATTTATTTTCTGTCAAATGATAGCTGTTAAGGCTTTGGATAATTTCATAAATGTCATCGACACGGACACCATTGGTACAACATAGGACATTATTCACTTCAGATGTGGTAAGCGTTCCTACCACTGACTTCCAATTGTGGTGTTCCGTCCTATTGTGAGAAGAAAGTTCAATGTAGAGCTCACCATTGACTTGATACTCTTCAAGATCATTCTTTACTCTCTCTCCAGTCTGTTTAGTGAGGAGAAGACTGTTGTCGCAGAAAATGAAATTAACAGTCTTCTTCCCCTCATAATCTTTCTCTTCCAGATCTTTGATGATCTGTTGAATCATGACGAATGTTTTCCCAGACTGCTCTGGCTTGCATATGAGAGTGAACCTAGACCAGTTGTCAACTTCCTCACGCGACATTTAGAGTTTAGTTTGTCTGTAACTTTTACAGATTATTCTCGTTTTCCTTTTAAGTTTATTTGTAAGCTAGAAAATCAAATAGCTAACTAACTGAGTATAATATACCTATTCATATACATGTCCCTTTCATAAATTGAATCCATTAAATTATTCATAAAATATCTAAAGTGTTCATAAAATTCCATTTAAGTTAATAATGTATTACTTTTTAAATAAATTTGATTTAAAATTATCTTTCGTATATTAAATAATATGGGTCAAATACGCTTATTCGTATCTGATGATAATCATAAAATATTTAAAATACAAGAAGGCCGAAAAGAACCTATAGTTGAAGGTTATTCTATACAATATTTTATATGTCCATTAACAGGTAAAGCATTTAAAAATAGAGGGGAATTCTGGGATTATATAAAAACTACTAATATTCAACCAAGTAAAATGAAATATGATAGACAACTGAATATAGAAAATGAAGAGAATATTTCAAAATTATTTGATATAACACAACTAGAGGAACTATGGATAAACTATTTTGTAAATGAATTTAGTAATAAAACTAAATTTTATAATTTAATCGGACAAATTAATCTAGAATTATATATTATCTTGCTTAAAGTATACAGAGGAGAGATGAATATAGATAATTGTATTAATGAGTCCAATAAATATATAAATGATGATGTTATAGAAAAAACTGTTAGTGAAGAATTAGTATCTGATAGTGGATATGATAGTGGATATGATAGTGAAAGCAATTTAAATATATATAATTTTATACTAGGTGATTGTTTAGAAAAATTAAAAGAACAAAGCGACAAATCAATCGATTTAGTGGTAACTAGTCCACCATATAATATAGGTTTAAAATATAATAAATATAAAGATAAAAAACCTAGAGAACAATATTTAGAATGGATATATGATATATTTGTTGAATTAAAAAGAATATTAAAAGATGATGGTCACATATTCTTGAATATGGGTTATACTAATAAGGATCCATGGATTTCAATGGAAGTTGCATTAAAATTAAAAGAATTATTTACTTTACAAAATAATATAACCTGGGTAAAATCAATATCTATTGGTGAAAGTAAAGACGATACACATGGACATTTTAAACCAATTAATTCAGATAGATATATTAATGTTACAAATGAAAATTTATATCATTTTACAAAAACAGATAAAGTGAAGATTAATAGAGAAGCTATAGGTGTCCCATATAAATGGAAGTGTAATTTAATTGATCGTAAAACGGGTAAACATAGGATTAATAAAAAAACCGGATTACCTGTTGAAGATAAAAGATGTAAAGGGAATACATGGTTTATACCATATGAAACAATATGGAATAAATCACAAAAAGGGTTTCATCCAGCAACTTTTCCAGAAGGATTAGTAGAACATTGTATTAAAATAAGTGATGTAAAAAAGGGTGTAATATTAGATCCATTTATAGGTTCTGGAACAACTGTTAGAACAGCTAAAAAAATGAGTGATAATGTCGAGGATTATAATCTATCAGGTATTGGTATGGATATAGATGAAAAGTATATTACTTATTGTAATGAGAGCATTGTTGATTAATCTTCTACGCGGAATGTTAACCACAATACATTAATTGGATTCACAAAAGAACCATCTATAAATTCCTCACATGCTACATCCAATGAATAATCATCTGTTTCACCTTTTTGAGAACTTGCTTTTCTATTGTCGTGATTATTACTAAACGTTTGAAATCTCCGTCCATTTCCCTCGCCACCACCATACCTTCTAATAGTTTTAATATATCTTTCAGATAAATCTATCTTATTACGATTATTATAATCTTGCCAAAGAATATATTCTGGATTTGATTTATATTCTTCAAATATTTCGTGTATTTTCTTATAAGCGACTTCTTTTTTTAGTGTTTCTGGTTTTGATAATCTCCCCTTTTTAAAGGAGTATGATTTTAGTAAATCAATTATTTCAGTTAATAGTTCATCATTTAGGATAGTAATTTTTACAGGGATAGTTGAGGGTGATTTTGAAAAGTCTGTTATATTATATCTTTCTATATCTGCTTCTTTTAATTTATTGAAAGTATCAATAAATTTTACAACTGATTTATGTATTCTTTCGGTTGTATATAAGACACATGGTTTACAATAATCAGCATGTCCGTGATCTCTACCCATCAATTGTAGTAATTTATTAATTTGTTTTCCATGATAAGAAGATATAATAACATCTGTAAAATTAAATCCATTTGTATTAAAGGTAACTCCTCTTTCAATTGTATTATAACCAGTTATTGCCAATGATTTAGTGGGATTTAATTGATTC